TGATTCCTTTTGGACTTACATTAACACCTTCATTCATTTCTACATACCATGTATGTGTTCCACCTACTATTAACATGTCTCCTTTTCTTGCAAGTAGAGAATCCTCTCCAGTTTCTTTGTCTGTATCGTAAGTTTCAGTATTAAACTTAACTGCTACCTTTGCATCAAGTTTATCAATATCAAACTCAGACCTAATATAATCAACATGATCTTCATCATATTCAAATTCTCTATGCTGTTCAGTCTTCTCAAGTATCCATTCCCCACTTGAGTTACTCCCAAAATATCTATTATCAAAATCCATCAACTTTTTCCATTTACCTTGGTCAATAAGAGTTTTGATTTCTTTTATAGAGTATTGTGTTGTTTTAGTAGATGATGTCATCGTATTGATAATATATAATAAAATTTTAGCACACTATAGGAATGTTGTCAACCATGCGTATCCTATTAACCATGCACACAATCCACCTAACACTTTATAGTATTTTCTGATAGGTGTGCCAAAGTATTGCTGTCCAATCATCAAACACTTATGTGCAGGGGATAGTAGATACCCTGCGTATTCTGTTGCTAAAAACCATACGAGATATTGCTGACCAAATATCAATACAAGTGCTGATGTCATTCCTGCATACTTACCAGATGAACCCATAATCCATGCTGCGACTGCTCCCACTATTGATACTGGTATAATCATAGTCGGGTCTGCTGACTTGAGATATACCATAACAGGTTCTTTTATCATACCTACAACACCACCTAATGCCAATACTATAGTTGCAATAATAGCAAAGTTACCATCAAGATATTTACCCCACCTCCAATCTTTACATAGAATACTATAATAACATGCCATACCTATGAACCAAGGGAAAAAGAATATAGCACCTGCCTTACCTACACACAATAAAAACCAGATCGTAGCAATAAAGGGTGCCCAACCTCGTAATGCCCTCTGCCAGTTGAAGTCTCGGATATTATCCATGTTAGGTATAACTGATCTAGGGTCAACTTTAGAAAATATATACCACCATGTATATAATAAACAGATACACAATGGCACAAAAGTATAACCTAACATTTCTCTATAAGTTATACCCAATGCTGCCATAGGCAATATAATAGTCTTTTCTAATGGACTCCACCAATAGTAATGATGTGTAGATAAGTAATCAATAATACCAAATGCACTCCTCTTCTTCTTATCAGGTGGTGCTATAGCATCTAGTAATGGTGCGGATAGTGCTACCCTGCCTGGGATTGGTAGTACACCACCTAAAATAGAGGTGAGAATTATCATCACCCTGTTGTCTTTAATATATCTCTTTGCAAGTGAGTAAACATCATTCAATACATGATACTCTCTAATAAATCCACCTAAGATCATAATACCAAAGATATAACCCATGTAGAGTTCTTTCTGTGCTATTGATTCTAAAATTTTAAACATAGTTAAAGTTGATTACCATACGAAATGATGAGTTAGTTGTTGATGTTCCTGTGTGTTTCATACCATTTGGAAATGTAACTAATCGATTAGCAACTGAGTCCACCTTAGTGCCATCTTCAAATAGTGTGTAACCATCACAAGTATTCATATAATAGATAGAAGTTTTGAGATAGTCTCTGTCTTCTGCATCTAAAACATCAATGTGCATACCATGTTCAACTAACTTATCAGTTCCCATGACAAGGTTTGCTTTGATCTTGATTATAGCACATGGTTGTAACTTCTGCAAGATAGGGTATAAAAGTTTACATGACTCATCAGGTGTATGTCTCTCATAAAACATGTGAGTCATCTGTAGATTACGATTCTTATTTTCCTGTGTATCATCTACAATCTTAGATGCGTTCCAAGGAAAGTAACTGTCCAGTAACCCATGATAGATACTCTCAAACTCTGCAAGTTTAAGGAAATTATCTGATATCACTTTTCTATTACTACGAGGTGTACTCCATTCCAGAAATCATTTGAGTCTTCTGATTTCTCTGTAAGTATAGTTCTCTCCCATATAACATTCTTATCTTTGGTGAACTCTTTTGTTTTTTCCATCACCCCTTCAAAGTTAGCATCGTCAACGACCAGTATATAATCTTTATCAGCATGCTTATGGATATGTTCTAAGTTTGGTATCATATCCTTATCATTAGCAGCATCATAAAATATCACACGAGGTGGAAACTGAGGATTAAATTCTACTGCCTGTATAGGTTTAACAGAAAATCCAATAGAACAATCAGTATTCATCCACTTCTCTGCATTCTTGATGAACTCATCAACTGGATTTGTTATATCTTCATATGGTTTATGTAAGTCTTTACGTTTTGGTTTTACTACCTCATCTTGGAAGTCATCAATAGCATATGCTTTGACCGCACTGTTATTCATAAGAGCAGCGAAAACTGTACTACCCATGTATGCACCTGCATCAACATAGACAGTACCACGTTCTACACATAAGTTGTTTAGTAAATGTCTGACCTTATTTGATGATAAACCAAGTACATCATATCCTTTTGGATTGAAATTTGATTTATTATCAACAGCACCATCGATAGATCTGATGGCAAGGTTTACCAGTTCGTTCATTTCTTTTCGTTTTTGCTTCTTTAACCTAGATTCTAGCACAGATTCACAATAGTTGCAATCCCAACAATCGAACCTACAAGATTTTATTTTCTCTCGCCAGATATTTATAGGTGCTTCTGGCATGTCCACATCATCCATGTACTCACTAAAGGTTGGTTGCATCATTTCATCATGATTTGCCCATCTTTCTATGATGTCCATAGATTCTTTTAGTCTCATAGCATCTTCTCTACCATGTAACTTAAATACATCAATACCTGCATCTAAAAATTCTTCCCAATCTTTTCTCCATGGTGGTATGTTTGCTGCCTTGAGTTCACTAGCAGGGTCATATGCATCCCATTTAGAACATGATACACGACTGATAGTACTATTGAAGTATTGAGGTTCACTTCCCTCTCTTGTTGCATTGTATTGATAATGCTCTGGCATGATAGGACACCCACCCCAACAATGTTCATTTGCCAAGAGTGATAGCATTACATCATTACCTTTACTATGACAATATTTCTTTGCTTCTACAATGCGATCTAATAGAGGTCTGTCTCTCATTATATCCCTATCAAGATTGATATAATGAAACCCTGCACTTGCAAGTGATACTACCTCGTTAGGTTTAGATACTTCTCTAAGTATAGTATTCTTTATCTCTAACTCTGGAAATTCCCGTTGTATCTGACCCGTAGAGACCCATGATGTATGAGGTATAGTTGCACACCTTACACCGTTATCATATAGAAACTTAAAATTGGTGATAAAAGTTTCAAGATTCTTTTGGTCTGGTCTCACCCATATATTATTGAATGTTGCTGATAGTGGTATTCCTGTTTCTTGTGAGATATACAATGCATTCTTTACTGCTCCCTGTGCATCACTGACACTACGAAATACATCCCCCATTGCATCTTGCATAAAAGGGGGCATGCGTGTAGTAAAATATAAATCGTATATTAAGTTAGAGTGCTTCTTTAGAAATGGTATAAAGTCACTATCAATAAACTCAGGACTGAGTTTCGGATTGATCGGAAGACTGAAGACTCCTGTCCTTAAGGTTGTTGTGTGCATAATCTGATAAAACACCTGCTGTGTCAAATAATTGTGGGGGTTTGCCTTCCATCATCTTCTCTACTCTATCTTCTGCTGCTTCTTTAATACCTCCAATGGATTTATTAACTGCAGTTGAGTACATCATAGCAAGATCGGTAACTGCTGCTTGGTCTTCTGGTGCCATTTGTAACAAAGATTCAAGGTTACCTGCTTGGATTCTACCTGTAGTTAGCAGATCTATAGCACTCTGTTTTCCCATACGAGCGATCCAATACTTATGCTCTTCTACATTCTCTAACTCTTTATCTTCTAATAATGCTGTGATCTTTTCTGGATCGTCAGTTCCTGCTTTCTCTTTGATGATAGCAAACAGACCATTAAGTTCTTCCTTACATTGCTTGATCTTGTTTAACCATATTTGTCTATCAAGATACAATAACTCTAGTTCATACTGTCTATCAACCTTATGAAACCCATCCTCTTCCTTTTCCATTGCAGCAGTAACTCTAGCAATATCATTAAGACATCGCTTAAACTGTATAGTAGTCTTCTGTAGTGCGTTAGTTCTACCCTGTATCTCCATCATTGCCTGACGTACCTGTCTGAATGGTGATACCTGTGAGTTTACAACAAAGTATTCGTTTTGAAATTTAGTTTGTCCAAAGTGTTGTTGCTCTGACCATGCCATCAACGCTTCATCAAACCCATCTACATCATATTCACTTATATGTTTTAAATCTTCTAAGGTCTCTCTGATATGATAATCAGAATTTGAGTCCTCCTGAGTAGTCAAAGGTAACTTTTCTTTCGATGTTTCCTGTTTCTTCATTTGTGGTGCATCTTCCATATTCAAGACATTGTGCTGAGTTCATTGCAATACTAAAGTAATCCTCTAGTACTACGTTTAGTTCACGAACAGAAGTGCATCCAGTTACGATATGGATCATCTTTTGTTCTGCGACTGCAAGTTCATAGAGTGAAGTCTTGAACTCTGTTTGTTTATCAACTATTTTAGTCGCAAACTGCAAAGTTGTCAAGTCCCTAACCTCTGCTAAACTATGTATCAGTTTTGTTTCAAAGGAATTATCAGCAATATATGCGGTTGCCTCACATATTTGATCTGTCCATGTTGCTTCTTCAAGTGTAGAAAACTTAGTCATAAGAACAGTATGCCTATGTTCAAACTCTTCTTGAATAGCAAGTGTTATAACATCTTTCATGTAAGGGATTACATAATCTGAATAGATTGTATCCTCTATGACTTCTTTATCTTTGTTCGTAGTTCCATCATCATCAACACCATAGACTGATCTAGTAAATCTTATCTCACTCCAATACTTATCTCCCATGATACCATCTTTACTGGGGTATCTGAGATATGTTATATGTTGAGGGATACTGGTAAAATATTCATCTGCAAGATGGTATGCTTCCAATCCTAAGTAAGTACCTATTTGGATACCCCACTCCCCTACCTGAGGAAATTTCTCGACATCTAAAACGATGACGTCATTTGAAGTTGTGCTAATCATTAGTAGTTAGGAATTGCTGTACCATAATCGTAGTTGCCCTGTCCTGATACAGAACTAGAGGACGAACAGTGTGCTGATGACATGCCACCATGTCCTGATGGTGGTGAGTTTCCACCTAAGTTATTGTAACTATCACTATTATAGTTAACTTTGAATGTGTTATTGTTCTGTGAACCATTGTAGTTACCTAAACAATATCCTTTTCTCATGCCCATTTCAAAGTTTTCTTCACCCATATTACCGAAGTTAAGACCTCTAACCTGTATACCAGTGATGTCACTACACTTCTGGTTACCATTCTGGTTGTTATTACCTGTACCAACGTACATATGTCCTAACATAGTAGGAAGTATTTTCTTCCAACCATCACCACCTGGCCCATGTTCCCATGATACCCATGATTCAGTCTTATAGAACTGACCTCTTCTAGTTCCAGATCTCTTGACCCAACCATAAAGTCTTCCATGTCCACCCCATGTAGGGTCAGCACCTGAGTCATCAAAGTTTGGTGGGAAACCAGATGTCCTCATGACTTCAGTTTTTAAGTTAAATACGTCAGTCCTTGAGTTGTTACCACCATATAGGTAAGAGTATCCACCTGCAAACTCATGATCTTGGTGAGATCCCATTGAGTCTCTGTTCACTGTCATATCCCACTGTGACTGGTGTGTTAAACCAGATTCAGTTGACATTGACATTGCATTAGTATAGTTTGAAGAACCCCTATATGTGTTCTCCATAGAGTGAAAGAAGTGCTTAGTATCAGTCCATGATCCTGACATATACGCACCTGATCTATCTAAAATATCTCCTAAGTTTGTTGATGTGTCTGTAGCATGAACAGTTCTGTTAACATTATTCCATGGTGAACCGTTTTGATATCCTCCTCCAACATATCCGTGTGTCCAAATTCTTGCTGTTGACCATCCTGTATCGTTCTCTCCATCGAATGACCAATATGCGTTAGTTCCGTCTGATCTTAATAATGCACCATTTGTATAATTTAAACTATATCTATCACTTGACTGGTCTGGTAGTGAACTTCCTGCTCCTGCAATCGGACCCCATTGTACCTGTCCTGCGTCTTGATCGTATGAATAACCTTCAAAGGTTCTATCTGTACTATTATATCTGAATAATCCTTCTGTTACTGAGCCTGGTCTTTGTGCTGTCGTACCTACAGGTACTTTCATAGCATCAGTTCCTGTTATATCTAACGTATAACTAGGGGATGCATCATTAACACCGACTCTATTATTACTGGAGTCAACGTAAAGAGTTCCAGAATCAAAATTAAAGTTGCCAGATGCTTCCAGTTGGAACTCTGCGGTTCCACTTCCACCTGTTAGGGATACAACTTTATCAACGTTTAATTGTGACATTCGTAACTTTTTACTCCTTCCTTGTTATTTATGCAGGTCGAACAAGTACACAACCTCTTTTAAGGTATGTATCTTCGTTTCCAGTGTCTTGATCTGAGTGTATAACGATATGCATGTCATCAGTATAATTTGTTCCCAAGTCAAGGGTGTACCATGCATCTCCATTAAATACGTTTGGACCTGTACCGCCAGAGTTATCTCCTGCCTGTACAGAAAAGTTTCTCACATATTCTGAGGTGTAACTGCTTCCAGATCTAGAGAAACATGTATACCTGTTACCCATGAAACCACCTGGGTTGTTACCACCTGCAATATGTGTAGGTTGTGATCCTGCTACTGAGGGGCAAGAGTTACTATCATTGTTAGAGATAGCAGTGTAATAGGTAAAGATATGTTGTCCATCCCCTGCACCAGATGAGTTACGCATGATTGTTAAACCATCACCAACTCCTGATGAAATATTTAGGAAGTTTCTACCGTTCTGACCATCATTAGAGTAATAGTTATAGAGATTCATTCTCACTTTTACATAGCGATATGATACTCCTCTATTACTAAAGGTTGCATATTTAAAGTCAGATCCACTTGCGTTTCTGTAGTAACCCCATGTTGAGTTATATGCAAATGTTCCAGTAGGTGTAGTATCTCCTGTATCATTTAAATTTTGTGCTGATAATGATGATGCATTACTGAAAAATGCAGCACCACCGCCACCCCAGTTACCGATTAAAATATAATACGGATGACTATTGACAGGTATGAAGTATCTACGGATTGTACCATCTAGGTTTAGATAGTAGTTACCGTCAGAAGCAACACCTGCATCCATAAGTTCTTGAACATTTGCTGCTGCTGTAGCAGGAGTTCCACCATTATTACCACCTGATGATGCTTTTACAACTTGTAACCATGAACTACCATTCCAAACTTCTACTTGTAATAACTCACTATTAAATCTTATCATCCCTGTAGTAGGGGATGAAGGTCTTTGTGCTGTAGTTCCTGTAGGTAACTTAAAATTTGATAGGGGATCTAAATTGCAAGTACCATTAACGATCAATGACTCTCCATCATCGAAGTTGATCTCGAAGTTATGCATCGAAGATGCGTGTAGTTCGTTAACGTTTAGAGTACTCATGTCTTACTTGTAAAAGAATAACCAATACATATGGTTTTCGGAGCCAGGATTATTTATCCCCCAATCACCAGACCAGTTAGGTTCTGGGAAGTTTTGGTTTGAATAGTTGTTTCCTGTCTGTCCTACCCATGCATGGTGTTCAACGTTACATCCTGTAGATGAACAACCAAGAGCATTGATCATACTAAAGGTATAGTTTTCACAGTTTGCGGGTGATAGATGCCAAGAATTTACAGGTTGTAGTTCACCTGCACTACTACCTCTATATCTATTGTCTGATGCTGATGCTGATCCTTTTAAGAATACCATTCCTGGGATTATTGTACCACCAATATTACTATGGTTGGATAGGGATATGTGTGAGTTAAACATCGCATGCATGTTTCCACCTCTGTTAGTGAAGCATCCAGTGATGTATCCAACATCAGTAGATGTATCATAAGGTGTACCAGATGTAGCAAACCCTTGCATAATCAATACATCATTTGCTGTCCACCCTCTATAATGGTTTGACTTAAAGTCATTTGCCATTGCTGCTCTTGCATTACCAGTAGTTGATGAAGTTGTCCAGTTACCATACCATGTATCTGAACCACCTGTGTAACTGCCATGTGAAGTATTATCTGTAATAGATGCAACCATGACCCAATAACTACCATTCCCATCTTTATATGCATATATTTCTTCTATATTAGTTCCATCAAACTTAATATACCAATATCCAGATCCAGGGTCAGCACTGGATAAGTTTGCTAGTGATGTAAATGGTGCGTTGGATGTACCATTCTCTCCATAATATTGTATCCATGTACTTCCGTTATAAACTTCTACTGCTCCTAATGATGTATTCCATCTTATGTAACCTGTAGTAGGTGATGATGGTCTTTGTCC